GCCACCACCAGATCCTCCAACCCTATCGAGAGTGCCCGTAAATGGATTGAACTTATACCCCGCCATTACGTCCTCGCTACCGTGCTAATGTTTTCTTTGGTCGAATCAGTATAAACAACGGTAATAGTTCCCTTTGTCACTCCACTAGCTCCACCAAGCTTATAGGCATAGACTTCCGTTACCGAGTCGGGGTAATCCACAGATATGTAATCATATTCAAAATTAACAAGTCCATTTAACAGCTTAGTACCGTCTGGGTTAACGACTGGCACCGCTCCTCCTATGTTTGGAATGCTTCCTCCAGAAATAACAGAGGTAAGCGCCTCATAAAAGTCACGTTTGTCTTTGGTAACGAGAACAACTGGTATAGCATCTTGTGCCTTCTTAGGAAAGGTGATTGTTGTTTCTGTCTGATTAACTACGACCTTTAGTTCTTTTTTAGCAAGCTCGTTGGTTACTTTAGACAGTTTATCTAAGGTGTTAAGTAGTTTTGTGTTATCCTGCACTAATTCATTAGCATTCTCAATGCTGACGGATGTTGTAACGGGCTTGTTCTTAATCTCATCCTGTAGGTTATGAATGGCAACAAGTAAATCGTCGAAGTTAGATAGTTCTATCTCTTTGTCGAATTGTAGGTTGATGGATTTAACAAGCTTCTCACTAATGTCTTTTGGAAGATCGTTTAAGGTATCGGTTAGTTTTGAGAATTCATTAATAACCTTATCAGTCTGTTGATTGATTCTTTCCTCCCGTAACTGGTCGGCTTTAACTGTCTCGCTCTTGATCACTTTCATCTTTTTGTACCCTTATCTTAGTGCTTGGTGTTGACTGGTCATTAACTTCGAATTCAAACGCTGTCTTATGGCGTGTGCAATAGGCTTCACCTTTTGATCCAGGTAAAACCTTCACACACAACCTTCCACATGTGTAGTGTATGCCTCGCTGTTTATTTATCACTGGCAGTGGGCATTTTATCTCGACGAACTCGTTTTGCTCCATACTTCCTCTTCTTTTTAGGTTTTTCCTTCTCAATCTCTAAAGAGTGCTTGATAAACTCTGTTGAGTTCTTTACGAAGTTTGTTATGTGTCGAACCATCTTCATACCTCCAATTATTCTATAAGCAGCTGATAAGTACAACTGCAGTTAGGATGGAGTGTTCCCGCTTCAACTGTCTCAAAGCCTATCACTTGCTTTAATACTTTAGTTTTACCATTTTCCTCATAGGTGGCTGATACCTGATCTCCTATATCTGCAAACGCCTGATCGAATGGTATAGGAGGTTCTGACGCTTTTGCCTGGCACAGAGGGCAGGGATTATCTGATCGGGTTATCCACTTCTTATAGGCTCTACCTTGAAGGTTGTTTTGTTTGATGAATTGCTTATCCGCTTCGAACTGGCTTCTTGTGAAAGCTCTATTTGTCTCGGTACGGGCGATTGTCTTAGCTCTGGTGGTTGAAATGGTTTTATTATATTTATTTCGTATACCTGTAGCGACCTGTTCCTGGGAGGCACCCTCTAAGGATAAATCACGTGCTGTTTTGAGTATGTCATCAAGTATGGTCTGTATATGGCCTTGTGCGGCCTCTGAAGCGGTCTTTTTGATATATTTCTTTACTTCAGCATTCATATTAAATAATGCCAAGTCTCCAAACTCAGCCGCACGTCTGCTTAATACGTTCCTGGCATACAGAGGAATAAGAAGGGTATAAAATGCTTCTAAAGCTGTAGCAAGCTCTTCTTCGGCGTCTTTTTTGTCTGATTTATTAACTACATCCGTTTCTGATTCATACTGGTTCTTGCTTACCTTACTAATAGCTGAGGCTACCAAACGAGCATCAATATTAATTACGGCATTCTCTAAGGTGGATTGTTGTTGGTTTACGATACCCTGTTGCTCTTCATCGAACTGGTTAGATACGATTACTGGTGGTTCATGGGTATGACTTTCTTGGGTTGTTGTGTCGGTAGTGGTCTGTGCTGGCAGGATACTAACAGGCTCATTAGTTGGTTCACCAAGTTCTTCGAGTGTTTTCTCTCCCTCAGCATATTGCGCCGCTAATTCTCTATCATAGCCTTTATTGACCAGTTTATTATATAGATCATAACTCTTGTCTCGTATATCTACATCTTTAAGCTCCGCATCACGGTCAGAACCAAGAGGATTGTCGATGTATATTTCATAGCCAAATTTCTCATAATCTGCTTTGTAGTTCTTTTGGTAATCGATATTAAGTGCATCAATAATCATCTGAAGCATCGGAATTGCATGGTTCTCGGTGAATAAGTCTTTCTGTACTTTAGCCGTGTCTCTAGTAACTCCAGATTGTTCAATAGCTAGGATAGTCTTAGATGCACCAGTAACAGCAATTAAAGCTTCACGGTTGATTTCATTTACTTTGTCAAGAGCTGCTTTATCAAGGTCAATCTGCATGTCTTGCCACTTGATAGAACCTGCACCGTTGCCAAAGACTGGCTCACCCTTTACACCACCTTTTACTCTATTAGTGAAGTTTATAAACTCTTCATCTGGTAATACTACATCAGTGCTAAGTATACCTGGGGCATTGATATTATTCTTCAGACTGTTGCGAGTGAAATCTCCAGCTGTCTTAAGAGCATATTGATTTTCACTGGCCGCATCAAGAAGCGAGAACTCATCTCTCCAGCTGTTAGGGTTGAGCTTTCGTATTTCAATTATCATCTCTTTGGGTATCTCTCGTGAATATCCATCACGGTATTCTACATATCCGCCGACTTCCATATTTTCCTCTTTGACAATCCTTTTAATATGGAAAGGATTGAGGAGCTTGAAATATTGTATCTCTCCAAGCCTATTAGCGGTAAAGTTCCTCACAGCCATAAGATAATACACACCCTTAAGGTCAATATAAGTTGGGATGTCATACCAGAACTGGTAATCACTGAAATCTGTTGAATTATGGATAATATCTAAATAGGGATGGGTAATAACTTCTTTATTCTCTTTAGCCTGATCTATAATATTCTGATTAGCACTTGTTTTAAGATTATTCTCGGCAATGGTTGAAACCCTGTTAGCTCTCAGGTTTATAGCAGCGTATGGATACCCTGTATAGAACTCCTTTTCGGTTAGGACGACGTTACTCCAGTCATTTAATAGTGGTCGTCTGTTTGAGTTACCGTATTTGAGAAATTTATTGGAGATGTCATTCCCCATACTATTTTTTTGTGTTAGTACGTTATATGCTTGATTAACTCTTTGAAATATATTCATATGTTCCCTTTAGTTTATAATATCAGAATACTATTCTTTTAGTGTTATATCTCGCATCCGTTTGTGCGTTTTGTACATAAAAGGCTATAACTGCTGAGTCGGAATGATCTGGAGAATATCCTAATGCCTCTTTCACCTTATCTTTCGGTAATATTCTCACTACCTTATCTTCAACGGTGTATTCATGAGCCATAAGTTGTCTTCTCAGTTCATCCTTTGTCTCCAACTGATTATATATTTTATACTTGCCAGAATCCATACCCTGTGCTAGTTCCCAGTAAGCTTCCGACCGTTTGTTCTTGTAATTACCTTCAGAACGTGAACCAGCGATAAATTCCTGTATATACCAGCCATTACGTCGCATGAAGTCTCTCACGCCTACCCCTACGCCAATGGTATCTATCCCTATATCTTTAGCCTTGGATGAATCAAAACCATTCTCCTGAGCAAAACGTATAATCTCTAAGGCAGTCTGTTCAGATACCGCCGTTTCATTATACGTCTTTACTTTGATACTCTTCTGAGCTACAAGGATATTATCTTCTACTAAGGACACTATAGTGCTGTCCTTACCAGTATCAGCTACGTCAACGCCTATAGTCTTCTTACCTTCTTTCAACTCTCCTATTAACGATCTATCAAATATATATGATTTAATAAGCATTGAATCATCATCAGCATAATCCCAATTACCCTCGAATAGGCGTCGCCTCTCTGGTGGTGGGAGCTTCTTCAGTACTTCAATATAGTTTCTGGGTAGGAATGGGTTATCTGTAGGAAGGGATTTAATAAAAGCATTGTAAGCCTTCACCATCTTACCATTTACTTCAACATCCCCATTTTCCCACTTCTGAGAGTCTCCTCCGCCCATCTTTATATATGGGTCGTAGTATTCACTTCTCGTAAAGTTTTGACTAGGATTTCCCGTCATTACCGTCTTACCCACAATGTTATATTCAGTATTTAAGAAACGGTTTTTACGAGAACCAAAGACATCCTTTGCCTTTTTAACAATCTCACCAGACTCTTCTATAACGACATGAGTTAAGTTAAGAGAGCCAAGCGTGTCAAAGTCTGGGTCGCTTGGTTGTCGTATAAGATCAAAGAGTTGGATGGAGCTTCCATTGACGTAAGTGATTAATCCCTTCTGTTCCTGATAGTTGAAGGTAGAAGCTGGCACATTTAATAACGGGTGGGCTTCTCTTAAAAGTGTAGTGACTGTTGTTTGCTTAAGCCTTGTAAGCTCTTTACGTCCTAAGCCTATTCTAATACCTGGGTAGTTTCTGCATTCCAAGAGCATCCACAAACAGACTATTAGGCTCTTACCTCCGCCAGCTGCACCACCATAATATATCTCAGTTATACTGGGGTCATTGAGAAGATCAAGCGCCGTCTTCTGTTTCTGGCTCAGGCTTAGCTGCATTATCTGCTACAATCTTTATTTCTAGTTTTCCTTTAGTAAATAAGCTCTCTTCAAAATCATGCACAACTTTATCCCCATATCCAGCTTTTCTAAGCCATTCAGCGGCTCTAACGTCTCCAGAATAGGCTTTAGCTATAGCAGTACCTATTATTGCTTTCCAGGGGCTACCAAAGGCTTTAGCAGCATCCTTTTGCTTAATAGGTATTAGATCCCAGTTATAGTCTTCCCTCTCCAGTTCCCTAATAAGAGTGGCTAGGTTCTTACTTCCCTTGGGTCTACCGTTAGGGTTTCTTACTTCACCTTTTACTGGTGGTATTAAGTTGTCATTTACTCCTGCCATGTTGTAATTATCCTCTAATTACTTGCTTTACTTAGTATAGCAGTAAATTTATCTCCTGTCTTTACATACCATATTATATCTTGTTCCGTTAGAGGTTCTTTTTTAGGATGCTTGATGTGTTGGCAATAAAGATGATGATTTATTTTTAGGGTATCTGAATATACTTTTAAGCTTCCATCTGATACCTTCTCTCCCAATACACCATTGACAGTAAAGAGCTTCTTATTATCGTATTTACATCTGGCTAGATAGAGTACTTTTTTCATTATATTTTCACCGAGTTAAGGAATAGTTCTTTTTCCCAATCTTCAAGTTCAATGTCTGGAGCTATATACTTGTATACTTCTTTTTTATGTTTCATACCCATATGTATTTTTACTGATAGGTAATCTCTGTATCCATGATTTTTTAGCATTCTCTTAAGCCACAGATTATAATCTTCTTCTGGTGTATTTTTATCCAATAAAATGTTAAGAATGGGTTTGCTGAGAGGAGTTGATTTATTATAGCTACAAAATAGGCATTTAGTAATCATACGATGGTTTGTCTCCATTCTTCTTTCATCTTATTAAACTCTACTTGAATCGGTCTTTTGTTTACTAAAGATAATTCATTGCCATTCTTATCAAGATGTATGCAGTCTACAGTCCAGTCTATATAATTCTTAAGTCCTTTTTGTCGGAGGGATATTCCATAATTAACGTCTGGACCGAGGATCGTACTGTATGGTTTGTAGTCGTGATTTATGTAGTTGTTTCTTGAGGTAATATAACAATAAAATCCACCAGCGTCTATTTCTTCACTGTCTCCTGGCATTACGGATTGTATATTCGTTGGAGTATATACACTGTCAAACTTCCAGCCTCCTACATATGGTATCTGCCAGCGTCCTAGCTCCACTCCTTCAATTATTCCAGCGTTAGGGTGATTATTTATTCCTTGTATAAGTTTCTTGAGAGCATCTGGAGGTACTAAAGTGTCATCTTCTATACCGAAGATATAATCACAGTCTCCTATATACTCACGTGATTTGTTTTTAATGTCCGCTATTCTTTGGCGGCGTTCTGGTATGTTTTGGGGTACTCTATCAGACTTGTATTGTATACAGAGTCTTTCATTGAATTTCGACTTTTCAGTTAAGTTCCTTGCTTTTAAAAATAAATCTTGGTCGTTTCCATCCACCATTACAAGCAGGTTCGTATATGAACTGTCACACTCCAATAACTCTAATCTGGCGAATACTCGATCTATATAATCACGACTGATAGGGAGAAATATGGTTACTTTCATGAGAACAGCTCCATATATTGAGGTCTGAGCGTATCGAAGGAATAGTTATTTATAGCAATATCATAGGCTTCAGCCTTCCAATATCCTAATTCTTTGGGATTCATTCGTGCAATGTTATCGAGTGTTTGTCCCAACTGAACGAGATCTGAACTATACACATCAAGTTCCATTCTTGCTTTTAATGTATCTGTTACCTGAGCTTCAATTAGCCAATTACTTGGTAATATCTGGTTGTTAGGGGATATATTAGGCATAATAACTGGCAATCCTGATGCTAAGGCTTCGTTCATAGGGAGACACAATCCCCCGTATCTTCTAGGAAGAATCATAACGTCACAATCCATATAGAGTTCACTTTGTTCTTTATAGTCTCGTATATCCAGTCTAACCCTCGGATCGTCAATTTGTATATCTATCGGATATTGACTCCTTATAACAAGCTCAAAGTGTTCTTTAGAATACTGAAGGGAATTTATAAGGTCTCTGGTGCCATTTCTGTCTTTGCTAGCTTCTTTCCCGACAATATGTAAGAAACGCTTCTCTACTGATTCTCTGTTGAAATTTCTATAAGTGACGTCTTTAAAGTGGGATATATCTATCGGAGGAGGAAGGTATATTGCATTAAACCGTTCCTGCATCTCTTCAAGTTTCCAATAAGAAGGCATCAGTATTTTATTTGGCAAAGTCAGATTAGGATGGAGGAAATAATCACAGAACTCATAATTGATCTGTGAATAGGTTTTAACATTATGTCTTTGAGCTAGTGAAAAGAATGTTCGGTTATATTCAGTTTCACAGGTGATCATATGGGTAAGGCCGTTGAGAAATTCAACGATCTCCTGTCCGTTAGGAAAGCCATTGATGGTTTGTACGTTAAATCCGTCATACCATTCAGGATGCTGTTCATTCTGATTAAATATAGTTGAGTCAATGAGCATTATCTTTTCAGGACGTAACATATAGGCTAGATTTCTCGTTTGGTTTCCTAATCCCGTGTTATCGCTCCTCGCTATTAATCCAAGCTTCATTTTTCTAGTTTCCTTATATCCATTTCAAACTTAGGATCGTCTTTTCTTCCATCAATATGGTAACTTCTCTTTATGTCTTCATCTTCTGGTGTATATATCCATACTCTGAAGTTATACCAGCCCATTAATTTATCTTTTTTAAAGGATTCTTCCAATACTCCATGGAGGACATCTTCTATCATGGTTCGAGAATCAGGATGAAAATGATCTTCTAACACTTTACGATAGAAGGCGACTGAAGCCAGGTGAGGACGTTGGCTCCATTGATATGTTCGTTGGAGTCTAGCAGTACCAAATACGTATTTTGGTTCTCCTATCATCATGTGTTCATGATCGGGTAATATTAAAGCCTCATGGTGGAATCTAATAACGTTAGCTTCACCACTTAATATAGCTAAACAACAATCCATCCAATTAAATGTTCGGTCAGGTGTTATGGGGGCATCATGTTCAACATATAGGATGAGAGGTGTTCTTACATATTCTAAAGCTTCTCTCATCATCCTGGCTTGATGTTCATGCTCCTCAAATACTATCGGTAGAACGTTGTGCCATTCAAAATTACACTTCCATAATACCCGTCTTATATATTCCTCGTATCGTTCTTTGTATTCTTTTTGCTCTTCTCGTATACCATCAAAAGTAATTATTATTTCAGCATCTGGGAGTTGCTGGCGTATATCTGATATGGTTTGCTCGATAATTTCGGTTGAAGGATGGGATTTTATAGGACTTGAAGGAATGATGACGGTAATATTATTATCTGGAGATTGTAAATAGTCTTTTATGTATCCTAATGTATTTAAGTCAGTAAACAAATTATAAGCAATTTCACGTTTTTTGCGTTGCCACCACGAAAATACTTTATTAGATATATGTTTCCAATCTTTTAGAACGTCTTGCGTGTATCCTTGAAGTTGTTCGTAGTTCGTAATAACTGGGAATGGCGGCTCTTCTCCAAAAAAGAATGTCCAATAACCATCGGGGAATATTCCTTTAGGGTCTCGTGTATCAGCTATGGGGATACAGTCCGCTTCTAAGGCCTCGAATAATCTAAATGAATCTGGAGTCTCTGGACCGCTTGGAGCATAGGCTACTTTAGCGTCGGATAGATGTTTATAATAATCTTCTGGCTTTTCTCCCTGTGTGAAACCTTGGGTTGGAATGAATAATCCATTGAGGTTATTTTTTTCTTTGTTGGCTTGTATAACTTTTATCTGTTTTTGCATTTCATAGCGTCGCTGGTGGGTGATCTGCCCAGCAAAGAAATAATCCAGTTCTTTTTTACTGTATTGCATGTTTTCCAGTGCTTGAGGGGGATAACCAGTACCTAATTTTCTATATTTATCGTGTCTTCCTGGGCGTGGAGACATTACCCATATTTTAATATTGTCATGTTTTATTTCTTCAACTGGAAATAAAGCTTCCTCATCTCCCGTAAGGAACAAAACAACCCATTTCAGTTTTGCAATATCTTTATTAAGTTTTTCTACGCAATCCACTTGGGAGCGGGCAGGAAATACGATTATGGCGCTGTCTAAGCCACTCAGAGACGTTTTCTCTTCATATTCAATGTCATATGGCACTTTCCATAGTTCGCCGTTTAGAAGGTCGTTAACGAGGCCGTGATCCCAATATCCTTTTGCTGGGGTATCGCTTTTATATGTGAGATAAATATAAGGAATTTTCATGAGAAATACCAGTGCGCCTCGTGATCTGTTGCTAAATGCTCTTCTTTGTATCCTAATTTATTAAGATATTTAATGACTTCACCTGGCTTAACGTTATAATCTCGTTTTCCTAGATCATCGTGTATAGATACCCACAACTTAGGCTTATACTCTTTCAAAGTATTTTTAGCACCCTTCAGTACTAATAATTCAGCTCCTTCTACATCAATGGTCAGTGCATCTGGTGCAAGCGTTGGTTTTTGGTTTAATTTAGCCCATTTTAATGATTCTTTTCCATCCTCAATAAATTTATCTATAGTATAAACAGGAATATTATCATTTTTTTCATGTAGATAATTGTATTTATTTTTATCTATCATTTCTCCGTAAGCTGAATCAGGCCAATATAGATCCTTTGTGTCTCCTGTAGTCTCATAATGAGATCTATTATATGGTTTATGGTCGTTTGCTTTGTTTCCTAATAGTCCATCAAAGCAATATAAAGGATTATTTAAACTGTTTTTCTGCCATGTTTCTCTAATATTAGGCCAAAACTCTGGTGTTGGTTCAATCAACACCATATTCTCCGCACCGACAAACTGGGCATATATCACAGATAACCAGACATGTTCAGCACCTATATCCCACAAAACTTCATCTTTTTTAAGATTATCTCTCATATGAAGTGTGCGTTCTTTTTCCCAATAATCGAATACATCCCAAGAAGCAAGTGGCTCAGGTAAGATTAATTCAAACAGATAAGGGCTATCATGAACTTTCCAATCTTCTTTTAAGTATCCTACTTTTTTCCACTCAACCGAAGATGACATCTAACATCTCCTGGGATCTTTGTGTATACGTTTCATTTCCTCTAACGTGTTCAAACCCAATTTTTCGGTGCTGCTCACGTTCTTCATCATGTTCTAAGTAGTAGTCTATTTGTCTTTTGAGACTCAATAACTTTTCATCCTCTGTTAATTCCCTATCGGGGTTCATACCATATGCACCTACACCGTAGTAGTCAACTCCAGTAACCCAGGGATGTAATAAGAATCCCCCCCTGCCTCTAGTCTCGTAATATCTATCAGAAACATAGTTAGGCCTTCCGCCAAAACAACTGTCTCCTACAGATATTTTTGCACTTGCATAAAGTGTGTTGAGTTCTTTTCCTCTTACGACACCTAGACCGTCGTTTCCATAATGGCCGAATCTATGCCCGTATTCTTTCTTTAAGAAATCTATCAGTTTAGCTCTAAAGGGATATTCTGGATGATAACCTCTTGAACCTACAAATATAATTTCATGAGGATATTTCTTATAATCTGGCTGTGCTTGGTAGCAATCTCTCTCAATTACTGCTGGTTTTAGATAGTGCCAATTTAATCCTAGTTCGTCATACTTTTCAGAGGCTTCTGGTGAGGCATCAGCCATAAAAATATATTCTGTGAACCAAGTGGCCTCCTTGCCCATATCTTCCACTCTTTTAAGCCATAGCCACCTGTCTAAGTGTGCGGAAGCAGTAGGGATATTGTTAGCTTTATAAATATGGAATACGTTAATGAGGTCTTTAATAATGTAACTTGGGTCGTGAGTATGAGAATAGATTAATAGGTCTAATTTATCCATGGCCTCTAATAATTGACTACTAGTCGTTATGTTCTCTTGAAATGGTATAACGATGTTTCCTAGCTTCTCAAAAGACCATTTACGTTCGTTCTCAGTAGAGAATTTTGGGATGAAGTTGCCTATGAATCCTATATTTTTTTTCATATATTATTTCCAATTAAAAAGGAAGGCTCAACGCTAATAAAGCCTTCCTCATTAACTATAAATAGATTTAGCGTTGATTTCATGTTTTTATTATACATCAATTCTTATTTCTTTATAAGATAATACCAACTCGAGAGTTGTAATAGATGAGTTGAATATAAAATTATAATTATCGATAATCACATTAGTATAGAATATTTGTTTTTCATTTATATCTACAATACTAAGTTTACCTAATATTAATTTTTCCTTTTTTGATTTATTTAATATATTTATAAGAGATTCATTTATATCTATTGTAGTCATGAAAATACTATCTTTATTTATATGCAATTCAATAATATCTTTAATTTCCAATTGTCCGATTGATACTGTATTAACTTGAAAAAATTTACTCATCATATAACCGTTCTAGCCCATATGCTCCAAACAAATTAAGCTCTTTTCCATAAATACTACCTATAATCCATTTCCTTGAAATATTATCTGGTATACCGTGAGTGTCATATAGGTGTAAAATAGCCTCAGTATTAAAATTAGGCTGAAACTTATCTCTAACTTGTTTTACTACAGGTAAAATAAATGGTGATTCAAATATCTTCTTACACATAAAGCATTTATTTCTTTTAGCCCATAGTTCTATCATTTTTTGGTTGGCTTTCATAATGTCTCTCTTATAGCATCAAATAATAAATATAACGTCACTAATAATGCAAACGGAAAAACCCAAATTGGGAATGTAATGGTAAGTATAGCCGCTAGTAAGTTTTTTTTTAGCTTTTGGTGCGTTAATCATAGTTCTCCTTTCTCTAGCTTTTGACGCTCAAATTCTAAGGTGTTATTTATGTAACTTCTGGTTAGTAAATCTCTGCCTTCTGGTGTCGTATGGTTATTAAGAGATTCTTTAATTCTGTCTAGTAAAGCTAGCTGCTTTTGGTAGATTAGGTCAAGTAATGATTCAATCATTTTTGATTCCATCCAGCTGTCATTGCATGAATCGTCACAGTCTGGAAAATGCCTCAGTAAGTCGTGTTCTTCTGACCATTTCAATATCTTCTCTCGTAGCTCGTTAGTGTACTTAACATCATCAACGGCATTGTTAAGTTTGTCTTTATTTACTTTACTTTCATTAGTATGGGAGGGTGAGTTAGTCATAGTTCAAATCCTCTTTCCCTTTGAATATGTTCTATTGCCTTTGGGTCTGTATACCATCCATCTAACGGAATAATTTGAAAGAGCCTATATATTTTTCCACTTGGGTCACGAGCTATTAGTTTTATACCCTTTTTACCAATTCGAAGGAAGCATCCAAATTCTTTAGCGAGTACTTCATAATCTGTGCGTTCATATGATTCCAGTGGTTTTGGTAGTGGTGTATATTTACTCATTCTTTCCTCCTTCTTGGGTGAGAGCCTTGAGTCTGTGATTAGCTTCGTGCTGTATCTTCTCAAATTCTCTTAGTGGTAGTTCGTCTACATCGCCGAACTTGTCGAAAATCCAATAGTGCTCTTGTTCCATTGCTAGTCTTGTCTCTTCTTTTATGAGGGCTAGGAGACGCTTTTTTATAAGATGTTCAAAGGAGGCACCTTCTGCAATTCCTTCTTTGATTAGAACCCCATTACGTTCTGGGTGCAATATCTCATCCAGTTCTTTTTCTAAATCTTTCACAATAGCTCCTTAATTTTTTCTAGCTTAGCTTCAAGGGCTGAAACACGATATTCAAGATCTGAAGAATAATAAGATTCCGAGTTTCCAGGTTCAGAGCACTCCCTGAGGCTAGGCGAAGCCCACTCGAAGTGGCCGTAGCCGACCCAGTAGGCGCTGAACCTGGTCTCGTCGTCGAACGGGTCCCATCTCAGGAACAGGGCATACGGCTCCGAGTGGCCGTTATATCTAACATTCCCTATATTCCAATAAGGCTTATCATCTCCATTCTGTCCTGTAAGTGCTTCAGGTTTCCATATAGCAAGGTCAAGTAGTTCAACTCCTGCAAGGTTTTGGTCTTGTACTTCTTCAACTGATTTACCTTGATTAGCTGAAGTATCAAGTAATACCCATTTTAACCCTCGTTTGTGAGTATTGTTGAATAAAGATACCTTAGAGTCATTATAAAAATCTTCATCAATATAATAGAAGTTTACTTTTTTCTTAAGTATCTCTATCTTTGTTTCTATAGTCTTTCCTAATGAATCTAGGTTCCAGGTTAGTACAGCATCTGGATGTGGGCATCCACCAACAGCTTTAATATCTTTTTCTGTAAAGCCTAGCTTGTATTCTTTATTAAGTTTTTTAAATTCAGATAGTTGTGTCATGACTTGTACTCTCGTTCTATTGCTTCTATAACTGCGTCAATTCGTTCCATTAAACTACAGCTTTTACAGGCGTTGATACCGTGGATTTGGCTATTAATGGATTTCTGGCTACCTGATATTTTCTTAACCTTTTCAAGTGCTGAGAGGACTTCGGAGTTGATAAGGTCTATCATCTTGTCAACATAACTTCCATTTCCAACACCTTTGATATAGTTTGCGGTGTTTGCATCCAACCCATTGAGCCGCGCATCATATCTGTTTAAGACTTCCTCAATGTCAGTCCGTAGCTCTTCCTGCTTTGTTTTATCTGTCATGATTGCTCCTTTAGAAGTTCAGGATTCTCCCACACATTTCCTATAACTTCCATACTGCCTTCATAGGAAAGGGCAGCAAAGCTATTCAGTTCATCATGAGATTGTGGTTCTAAGTCAAAAGCAGGGTATGTGTTCTCATCATTGCCCCAAACAACTTTTGATACGCCTTCGTTGTAATCATCTTCCCATTTGATAATATCGCTCTCATAAATCTCAACACCGTTCTTATCTTTTAGGCCTGTGTATTGCATTAATATTAAATCCCATTGACCATCATAATCGTATTCCATAGGATTCCCAACGTCTATAATCTGGCCTTCAAAATCAATTCCGAATCTGCTATAAAGCATTTGATTTGATTTTTTATCCCAAGCTCTAAATTTAATCTCTCTCATATTGATTTACCATTTACTTTATATTCCATACAATCTTCAAACTGTGCATTATAGTATTCATCAGTACCTTTTATGAGTCTGTCTGTATCACCCGTTATAAAGTTATCTTTAATATTCTCTTTAACGTTTTGGTCTATTTTAATAATTGTTTCACAGGATTTAGGAAGGGTATATATAAACTGTTTTGGTTTATTAAATTGCTCTACGGTAAATAGTGTTATCGCAATAATTATGCAAGTTACCGCTGCTAATAAGTTAGCGATGGCAATGCTTCTATATGTATTAAATTTCATAATAATCCCATCTGCTCAAGTTTTACTTCAAGCTCTTTTTCAGCTTTATCCTCTTCGTCAAACTTTAATGGTGGTTCATATGAACTATTTTCGTTTCTATACCGTATAAATTCTCCTGTGCGACGCTTTAGGGCGCTTGGGGAGTATTGTATCAATCCTTGCTCATGTAACTTCCTGCGAACTCTAGTAATGCTTTCAGGGTTACTTACTCTATATAGGTTTGAAGCAAGCGGAGCGTTATCTATCCATCCTTGTTCGTACCATATAGCTGCTATAAGTTCTTTATCATCATTTACTATGTTAGGATTCTGCTTATAGAGTTTAAGAATTACTTTTGATAAATCTTTCATACTTTCCCCCTATCATATTAGGTTTGTCTATCAAAGCTCTATGAATACCTTGTAATATAATATTCTGGTGGCAAAGTGCTATTTCTAGTATCCCCTTTGAGCGTAGCTTATAGATGAATATACTCGGTTTGTAAGTGACATTAATTTTCATAATATGCCTCTTCACGAGCTTCGTCTAATAACTCATTGCCATATCTTTCGATTTCTTCGTAGTAATCCGTCTCGTCGCAGCAAGCGTCTAATTCATAGTACTGGCCGCATACTTTACATTTATATGATTGTGTCATGGTAAATCCTTTCGTTTTACTACCTTTTATTCTAAGCACTGCCACAATAAAAGTCAAGTACTTTTTATTTAAATTATTTAAATCTGTGGAAAACTATCTACATTCCCAGAGGCCAGATTGTCCTTCAGCCCACATAGCCATAGTGACATTAGCGTTAGAATAGGCATCAAAAACATCTGTGCTATATCCATACTTAGCAGCTCTTGCAGGATAATAGCCACTGAGATGCTGAAATAGCCCACTGGGATATCCATTTTCATTATATCCATAGTTAATAGCGCCAGGGTTCATGCCACTTTCACATTGGGCTATTCTTAATGCGTGGTTCGGATCTATGCCATATTTATTAGCGGCATCAATAATAATCTGCTCTACATTAGTATAAGCAGTGGGTTGCTTAATCTCTTGTTTAGCTTGTTTTATATTTGCTGTTTCAGCTATTGAAGCTGGCTCTTTAAGTGTTACCTTAAGTTCTTTAGGCTTAGATAGTGGTAAAATAGGTTCTTTTACGTGTACATCTTCGGCTTTCACCTGAGATACTAGGAAGTTACCAAGCACCGTTAAGACTATATATAGTAGAATGCGTTTCATAATGTGCCCACCGTATGACAGTCAGTTTGGGCTTATGTGTCCTCCTTTAGACTGTCTTATTATACTACTTTTTTGTGCCCCAGCTAGCTACTACTGCCAGAAGTACAACGGCTACTACTGATACAATGGTCTGTTGCGTGTCCGTCATATTAGCTAAGTAGGTCTGAGCACCTTTCGCTGCAAGTCCTAAAAGTAATACTACTGCACTAGTAGCGATCAGTACTTTTACGACTGGTTTAATTGTTTTGTCCAAAAAGGACTCTGCTTTTTTTGTTATGTTTTTACTTGTCATGGTTTTATAATCCTTTCGTTTTGATTATGCTTTCATGTTAGCACAAGCATCATACATTGTCAAGGCTCTTGCTGCCTTTTTTGCTATTACAAGTCCAACAACAGGGACGAAGGTTGTAAAATTCATGTCGTAAATCTGGCCGCTTACTGCGTGGTATAACGTGATCAAGCGTCGTCTCATCTATTGTTAGAAATTTACCGCATATGTAACATGTATAGCCGTCAGCCTTGTTCTTTTTAAACCACCTGGCTCTTGTTTCACTCCATTTTTTAGCCTGTTTACCCATTCTCTTTATGGGTTTGCGAGGTTTTGTATATTTATTATAAGCACATAAATTACATATAGTTTGAGCAGTATTGAACTGTTGGAACGAATTACCGCAGGTCTTGCACATTCTTAATATCATCATTAAGCTCCTTTATCTGGCCTTGAACAAGAAACACACGAGTTTAAATATTATTTAAGGCCAGGGAGAGAGGCTTAATGCCTGTCTCTATACCATAGTATAAACCCAGATACTATCCAGCACATAAACCATGTAATGAGAAATACTGGTAATAGATCTATCACGTAGTAAGCCACTTTCTCCATAGTAAATCCTCTTTTTGTTTTTCTGTTAATGTTCTATCTATAGGTTGGAAGTTTTTATTCTGCTCTAAAAACGATTGAAAATCTTCCCACATAGCATTTATTAAATCCTTATCTTCGGTTAGAAGACACCCGTATTCAACGATCATTTTTCTTCTCCTTTCGTCTTGAATTTAGTTTCTTTACCTCTCTCATAAGTCGCTCAAACACTTTTTCACTCTCAGAATACTCATAGTATAATTTATATTTACTTAGTAGACTTTGGCTCATATTTTCTCTTTGATTTAATACCGCCCTTACGACCTGCAAGTCTCGCTCTTTCACGTCCTGTCAAACCATCTTTTCCTACGA